GTAAGTGTAGTATCTACACCACTAGATGTTTTTATTACTTGTAAGTCAGAATCACTAAAAAATTCAAATGGTACTGCAAATACAGTTTGTCCACCTGTGGCTGTATACTGTATTCTAGCACTTGTATCAGATATTTGTATACTCATCTTAAAACGTTTTTCTCCATACTATCAAATAATGAATCCAGAAACCATACATTTTGAAATGGAACAAGTCTACGCACATTCCTTGCTGTGTGATGGTTGTACTTACCTGTACCCCAGGTAAACATTATATCAGCTATATTTTCTATCTGAGATGCACTTGGACCAAGTATATCTGCTATTGGCATACCATAAGGTCCAAGAGTTTTTCTTTGATCTTTGTAAGTACCATAAGGTTTTTTTGCTCCAAGCAAAGGTCTAAGTCCTATTTGATTATTAGCTAATCTTTCTAATGAGTTGTTTATATCTGAATATATACCACCGAGACCAGATCTATCAAAAGCATCTACTATTTTTTGTCCAAGTGGTTTATTTTCATATTTTCTGTTAAATGCTTTTTGTCTAAACGCATCTACCATAGCTCCAGCTGCCATTAATAATAATACGCCCTGGAAGAAGTTTGCATCTCTTTCTTGTAAACCTCTTAATAACATTCTTTGTGTAGAAGCTATACCAAACTTTTTAAACTGTAGTAATACTCCACCTAATTCTGTGTTTGCCCACAATGGTACATCTCCTTTTGATGGTGTAACAATATCTATATTAGATTGTTTACCTATAGCATTATGATAAGCATCAGCTGCAGCTCTATTATCCCAAGCATCAGAATTAGCTACTCTCATAGTTTTGTAATCATCTCCATTTTGCTTAAATGTTTTTTTACCATTTTTACCAACACCATATTTTTGATATTGTTGATATATTTGTTTAGCCATATCGTCATTTATACCTAGATTTAACATTCTAGCTCTATTTACTTTTGTAACTTTTTCGCCTTTTGCTATTTGTTCTGCTACTTCTATAAGTCTAGTACCATTAAATAATGATGCAATACTTTTAGCTGCTGTATTCCATGGGTTACTTAGATTTAAGAATGTAAAATATAAATTACCTAAAGAACTAAAACCTCTTTCAAATCTATTAAAAACACCAAAAGCATCTTCTACACCATACATAGACATAGCTCTTGAGCTGTTCCACATATCTAATGCTTCTCCACCTAACTGTGCTGATCTTTTAGACATATTAAATATTTCTTTTGCATATCCACTTGTTAATGCTTCATATGAATTTCTAAAAGTTCTAGTAATACCATTTACCATTACTAATCTTGCTACATCTACAGTTTGAGCTATACCAGTAAGCATAGTTAGAGCATTGTATAATTTACCTATTCTAATACCTCTTGATATAAATCTATTAGGATCATCAGCTAATCCATATGTACCTCTAAGTAAATGTATAGCTGCATCTAAGTCTACAAGTATTTCTTCTTTTTGTTTTATTAATTTATTTTTTTGTACTGTAGATGTTGCATTTTCTATTAGCTCATCATATTCATCTGATATTTGTTGTATACCTTTTTGATAAGATCCACCTTGTACATACTTTGTTCCATATCCCATTGGATCTCCAAATATTTTTGTTATTTCAATATCTGGTATAGTTTGATTGTAATATAATCTTTGTAAAATATTTATATCTTTTTCTATAAATCCAGCATTAGCTAGTTTCATATAATCTATATTAAGATTTCTGCTTTGAAACCTAGAAGATATTTTATTTATTTTATTTATAAACTCATCAATATCTACAGTTTCTCCTTTAGCTGTAGCTAATTTTATTTCGTCTGCTAAATTATTATATTGTATAACAGGTGTATATCCTTTGAATCCCTCTACTATTTCATCTATTTCTGATTGTGTTATTGTTGGATTTTTTTCTCTAAGTAGTCTTGATAATAAATCTTTAAATTCATCAAATCTTGAATCAATAACATCTCGTCTATATACAATGTTAATGTAATCATTTTTTTTCAATGATCCATTTTGTTTTATATAGTCTAATCTTTTTTCTAGTTTTTCTTTTAGTTTAGTAAGATCATTTACTTTTTTATTGTTTTTAGTTCTACCTATAATATCATCTAATCTGTTAATGTATCTTTCTATAAATGTAGTTGCTATTTGTAACTCATCATACTCTTTACCTATTGGACCATAGAAGTTATCTAATTTTCTTGCAGCTTCTATAACTTCTGGATCTAAATTTTTGTTGCCCATTCTTGCTTCAAAAACTTTTTCTCTAAATTCTCTTGGAGACATTACTTCTTTACCTCGCATAAATTTTGTATCAAAAGTTCTGTCTACAAAGTTTTGTTTACTAGCTCCAAGTCTTTGTAAATATTTATTATATATTTCTTGTATTGCTGTATTTGTTTCTACAATAAGAGGAGCAAACCGCATTTTAATTGCTCTTTCAATACTTGGCTTTGTAACACCATCAACAAAGTTTTTTCTTTGGTATAAAGCTCCCTCTAAAGTTCTTTCTATAAATTCTTGTGCAGATCCTATACCATTTTTTAATACTCTAAATATTGGATTAAATGGACCTTGTTCTCCAAATACACCAGCTCCTGTAGGTTGTATTTGATTTTCTGGTAGTATGTCTACTTTTTCTATTTTAGTACCAGCTGGTATAGCAGCTCCTACTGTACCTTGTTGAAATGCTGCATCATCAGCTTCATCAAGCATATCAGCAGTTTGATCAAACTTTTTACCAGCACTAGGTTTTAACGCTGGAAGTATAGCTGGTATAATAAAACCACCAGCAGTAATCATCATAGAATAACTTATAGGTCTTGTATCATCAAAAAATCTTTTGCTTTGTTCTTCTGCTGCTATTGTAACTCCAGACTTAGTAGCTCTTGATAATCTACTACCAGTAAATAAAAATCTACCAGCTTTAGTAAACATAAATAAACTTGATGGATCTGTAAGACCACCTAATACTCTACCAACAATATAAGATGGAGATCCCATATTAGTTTTCATATTACTTAAAAATTCTTCTTTTAAATATTTTGTATGTTCTTGATTTCTGGAATGTACAAATTGACCAATATAATCTTCTAATCCTATTAGCTGTGGATCTGTAAAAACATCATATGATTGATCTATTTCATATGTACTATTAGTACCCATAATAGCACTTGCAATATATCTACCACCTAAAAAAACTAAATTTTCGTCTATAAATCCTTTTCTAATATTATTTACAGTACCAAAAAAATTTTGATCTGCTGTAAAATTATTTCTAACTTTTAGTGGATTAACATCAAAGTAAGATTGTTTACCAATAGGACTTACAAAAGGCATTAGTATTTTCTTTCTGATTCTTCCTTATCGTAAACATCTTCTGCTGGTTTAGTAGTAAAGTCTAAATTTAATAAATTAGTATGTTGTCCATTTAACCACATTTCTATAAGTGTTTTGTGTTTATTCATTCTAGTTAAAACACCACCCATATTTTTGTTTTTGTAAATTGTACCATCATTAGCTAGTTCTCCAAATACTGTTGGATTTGTAGCTGCATATCTTGCATCACTACCACTTAAACCACCCTCTATATATGGCTCAAACTCTCCTATAAACTTTCTATCTCCTGTTCTTATGTAATCGCCCATAGCTGTCATAAATCTATCTCCTAGTAATCCCTGGTATGCTAGATCTATCATAGCCATAGCAAGATAAGAATTTTTATCTCCAGTAATATCAATGCCAAACTTTGCAGCTTTGTCTTTTACCATATTGTATTTTTGATCCATCATAATAGTAGCTATCATAACTGAATCTTTGTATGTTATTTTACTTTCTCCAGCTATAAGACTATCTACATCATATCCTCTTTTTGCTAGTTCTGATTTTACAGTTTCATCTTTTAATGATAGTCCATGACCTACTGTCCAATCGCCATTACCTCTAGAAGTTTCATATGCTGTAGAATGATAACCACCCTCATTTTCAGATATGTAATCAAATAATATATTTTTTTCTGTCATAGTATCTCCTTTAGTTCCATATATTGACGTAACAAATTGATCTCCTCTTGTTCTTTTTACTTCTCTTAATGCAGCTTCATCTAATAAAATATTTTGAGATAGTCTTTGAAACTTATTCATTTGTATATCTATACCGAACTCTCTTAATATTTTTTCAGAATTGTCTTGTCCTAAATCTAGTAGTGATCTTTGAAACTTTAAAAAATTATAATATGCTCCATCAAGATCAGCTGCAAAACCACTTAGACCTAACTTGTCATAAATTTTATTTCTCTCTTCCTTTCCATCTTTCATATAGTTTTGTAAGTTTTCTTCTTTTAATTCATTTGGTGTCATTGGATATTTTTGTTTAAACTTTTCTTCTAAAGGTAAAGGTGTATATTTTAATCTTGGATCATCTACATTATTAAGTTGTAAAAAAAATCCATCTCCATCAAAATCTATTTTTATATTATAATATTTATTTAGTGTATCTGTTGTTCCTGTGTTTGGAATATACTCAAATTGTATTTGTCCATTACCACCCATAGACTTTGGCAGCATATCGTATATTTGATTTGTTTCAAAAAAGTTATCTGTTATTCCAAGTTCTGATCTTTCTTCATTACTTAATCTCATAATAGAATCTATAATTGTAAATACAGCATCAGCTTTTACATCATCTGGGTCCATACCAAGTTGTTTAGTATGATACTCAAACATAGGATATTGTTTTAATATTTTACTCATCTACTACCATGTACCCTAATGTTTGAAGATCGTTTGTAACAAAACCAATCATTTCTTTTAGATCTTGTGTTATTTGTTCTTTACTTCTTTGCCTAATATCTAACTCATTCATATTTTTAGATTTGTAATACCAAGGTATATAATCTGGTAATAAATCTGTGTATATTTCTCTTGCAAAATTTTCTTCAAAAGCAAGTGCATCTTCATCTGGTGTCATTAATAACCATCTTAATCCAGGTATACCTATATGAGATTCCATTCTAGGTGTGCCACTTACTACTCCTCTTTCATATCCAAAAAATTCTGTTATGTTATTCCATATTCCATCATTTACACTTTTTAAATTTTCTATAATTAATTCTTCCATTATTAAATTATATTCTTCATTATCTCCATTGATACCTGTAGTTTTAATTGCAAACTCATTTACAATTTTATCTACTGAATCTGTGTCTTTACTATCTCTAAGCTGAAACCAGTTTTTTGTATATGTATCTAAATCTATTCTAGGTTGTTCTCCTCTAGCTACAAGTTGATTATTTATATCTGCTCTTTGACTATAATCTTTATAAAACTCTTGTAAGTATAGTTGTGCTTTTGGATCTATACCTTTTATATTAATTACTTTAGCAGTAGATGTTTGTTTAATTTGATTTACAGCTGTAGCCATATTTACTAAATATTGTATATCTTCTGGAGTATCTAAGTTCATAGTTTCCCAGTTGTTTATTACAGATCCTAATCTTTCTGGTACTATTCCAAATGTTGAAGCTACCATTGTTAAGTAAGCTAAGTTTTGATTAAGCTCTCCATTTGAAAGTGTGCTACTAAAAAATGATGAATCAATATTTTTTCCTCCAGTAAAGTTAGTGCTTGTAAGATTATAGTATAAAGAATTTAACAACCCATCAGTTATTTGTTCTTTTGTATATTTATCGTCAATACCAGCAACTTTTAATTGATTATTTATGTTAGTTAAAACATCATCAAATATATTGTTTGTAAGTTTTAATGATTTTTCTTGTCCACCTACTGTAATAGTTAATCTACCATCTTCTGGTTTTGCTATTAAATAATTTTGATTATCGTTTAATATACTTTGTAATGTATAATTATTTAATATTTCTTCATACAATCCAGCATTTTCAGTAATATCAAACATAGAAATAGCTCCTTTTAGCTGGTCTATGTTTTCGAATTGTTTTAATATATCTGGAGTATTAGAAGCATTGTTTATTACATTTAATCCATTTGTATTTGTTATTTTATTATCTAGTTGTATTTTTAACTGCTGACTATCAAAAGATTTTATTAATGATTCATTAGCTGCTTGAACATCAGTAATTATTTCTGCTCTATCTTGATCTAAACTTTTTGGAAAATAGTTATTACCATATCCTTTGTTTCTATCGTTTTGATATGCAGACAATACACCATTTACTGAGCTAATAGCTTTAGATAAATATGTAGTACCATCTGCTAGTTTTTGAGATATTACTCCATCTCCATCTAAATCTTTACCTATTAAAGTTTCTTGGTCTTTAGTATGTGCAGCTGAAAGTTCTGCATTACTATATAATGTTATTTTTTCTGTTTCTAATTTTTTAAGTATAGAACTATTATGTGATTCTATACTTGGTAATGCTGCTAGTCTGCTAGGATTTGTTATAGATGCTCTAAGATTTGTTAAGTTTATTTCTTCTTCACGAAATCTATCTTCTAAAGCTGCCATATTTTCATCAAAGTTTTCAACAGTAAAACCTCGAATAGTTTGCATAAGATCATCTACATTTTTATTACTAGATTCTGTCCATGAAAGTATGTTATCATTTTCATTTATTGCTCTAACATTATTATGTATTTCTTGTCCTTTACTTGCAGCTAAACTTGATAAATATTGTTCTGCATATGACTTAAATCTAAAAGGAGCATTTTTAACAGTAGTTTCAATATAACTATCTACAACATTATAAAAACCCTCAGTGCTTTTCATATTGTCATTTTTAGCTTTGTTAAAAAAGTTTATTGCATCTATTGTAAATTTAGATTTATATTTTTGTTCTTCTTGCAAAGCAGCCATTTTGCCCATTTCATTAAGACTAGTTCCTAATGCTTCAGAAGCTGTAGCTACCCAATCAGCTGTTGTAGCTCTAACAACACCCATTCTTCCAGATAGTTGTGATACTGAGCTACCAGTTGTGCTTACTCTTTTTTTACCAGGTGTTAATGCCATTATACTGTTTCTGATCCTTTATAATATTTACTTCTTGCAAAACCACTTGTAAGCGATGCTGCAGCACTTGTATATCCTCCAAACAATAATTGTTGAGATTGATATTCATTTTCAAATATTCTTTGTCTAAATTTATTTTGTGTTGATTTACCCATAAGTCTAATATTAGCTAAGTCTTTTTCTGTGTTTTTCTTAACTTGTCTGTTTATATTTATAAAACTCATGCTGTTATCTAAATATCCAGCAGTAGATTGATATGCTAAGTTATTAGCTAATTCTTGTAATCCTATTTCTGTTCTTGCATTTCCTTCTTCTAATGCTTGTACTTCTGCTAATTTTCTTTCAGTTTCTAGTCTATAGTTTTCTCTTTGAATCGCAGCTCGTTGCGCTCTTATACTAGAAATTGTACCAATAGTAGTAGCAGCTGTACTCATTAGAAATAATGTTGATGCATTTAAACCCATTATGCGAACTGTATCTCCATAGCTACACCCAATACCTTAAGTGGTAAGGGATCATTTTGAGATATAGTTATAGTAGGACTTTTACTATATCCCAAGAAATTAAATTCTTTTTTATCAGTTACTGGTGTAATATCTGTACCAGCTGTAAAGTTTACTTGTTGTATAACTAATTCTTTTGCAGATAGATCTTGAGCTTTCAATGTAACATCTAATCCAGAAGATATATCTACAATAGCTTTGTTTACTCTTTTTGGCTGACCAGTTAATGGACCAGTATCTATCTCTTTATCTATTGGCATAGTTTCTAATATAGGTGTAAAATTAAATCCTACACGAACACCAGTAGGAAAAGGAGCTGATGTAAGTGTTATTCTGCTATTAGAATCTACTGTAAACTCTCCTAAAGATCCATTACCAAATACTGCAAATACTTTATCTGTATTTTCGTACACAGCATTTACTGTATGTAAGAATCCATTTACAATAGTTATAGCTGCATTATCTGATGGAGATGATGCTAGAGCTGTATCTAATGTAAGAAGCTGTCCAGAAGCTGTATTAGTTACAGCTGTAATTGTATATGTGCCAGTAACACCAGCAATAGTAAAAGATTCTTGTACTTGTGGAGTAGTAGTAAAGCCATCTACATTTATTGTCGTTCCTGTTTGACTAGCTCCATTTACTAATGGTGTACCTTTTTGAAATACAGTTGTTGTTGTAGAACAATCTAAAGTAATTGCATCAGTATCTGCAAACTTTTCTAATGTATATATTGTTCCAGATGGTACAGTTCTTTTTACAGATACATATAGGTTTTCATTTATAGCAGTTATACTATCAAACTTATCTCCTGTTTGTGTTTCATACATTGTCCAACCAGCAATCTTTTCATTTCTTACACTATGAAATACTGCAAGTTTACCCTCATGTGTAGATCCACTATTTAAGAAAAATGCAAACTGTTCTGGTTTTTCTGCATTACCTGTAATCATAGCGTGTTGTTTTGGTGTATCAATAAGATGAGAAGCTAAGACCGAAACAGCTGTAGATCTATATGCTTGTTCAACATCAGAAAAGATATACTCTCTAATTGCTTTACCATTTTTTTGTGTAAATAAAGTTGCTCCATCAAAAGGCACAGGACTAGCTCTATTACAACCATATGGTGTTTGTCTTAGAAAAGCTATACTGCTAGGAGTTATAGCAGCAGATTGAGATGATACTGGAATAAAATATTCTGATCCATCTGTAAATATTTGTAAGTTTCTTGAAGATACAAAATGTCTAATCTCATTTACTCTATCTCCTGTAATAGCAACATTGATTGCTTCATTTGCTAAACCAGTTCCTAAAGCAAAATTAAAATATCCAGCTATCTGACTTGCAACAACAGCTGATGGTTTATCTCTTACACCACCAAACCATAGTCTATTATCATGGAATGATACAGCTTGTGGAAATCCTCTTTCAGCAGATATAAGTTCTTCTGTATGATCTGATTCTGCATTTGTATTTGCAAGTGTTTCTATAACTTGACAAGTTACTTCTGTTGCACTTGTAAATCCTGTAATCTTAACTTGTTTAGGTGTAGTTCCTATTTCAAAATATACACCAACATGATCTGATGTAAATAAATTAGCAGAAGCTGTTAGTGTAACACTATTACCACTTGTAGCTGATGGAGTAATTGTAACACCAGGATCTGCATATCTATGAAAAGGAGCTGTAGTTTTACTTACACCATTTGTTGTAACTGTATCATCTAGTTCAAACTCAAAAGCAGAAACAGAAAAAGATGATGCAGAAGCTCTAACTATTTTTCTTATAGGATTATTTCTATGTGTAATAAATACTGTATCTCCAAACTGTGCAAAGTTTAGTTCAAATAACTGAGCTGTACTCCAGTTACAATTAGAAGTTATGTTAGCCTGGACTACAGATCCAGTAGAGCTGTATACATCTAGTCTATTATTACTAAATGCAAACAAAGCAGTTTCATCATTAGAAAATATAAAAGGTATAAGTCTTGATTGTGCTGGTAATGTAGCTTTGTATTCTGTAGCTGGTCTACGCATAAGACCACCCTCATCTAACAAATACCAATTACGACATTGTTTTGCTCCCTCAAAATATGCTTTAGCATCTGTACGAGCATTTAAAAGATTGTTTAACTCTCCAGAAGAAAAGTTAGTAAAGACTTGTCTAACCTTTCTAGGCATTATCCTACCACTAAGCCACTACGACTACTTCTTCTCTCATTTATGAATCTGTCAGTTGCTAGTTTTTTAGTTGTAGTTTCTGCTGATTCAGTATTTCTTGCTATAAGTATTTGTCTTTCTGCTAAGTTATCAAACTCTCTAACCATAGCTGAATCTCTTGCTATAGCTCCAGCAAATACACTTGCAAGTTTGTATTCTACTGCTAATCTAAAGTAGGGTGGAAACTCACTTTCATCTTGTCTAAAGATGTAATCCATAATTAATTTACTTTGACTACCATGTCCATCTACAAATATTTTATCTCCATATCTTGCATATTGTATATTTATATCATTTTCAGTTATTGATATTATTTGTAAACATTGTGGACTTGTAGGTATTTGATATGCATATTCATATCTACCAGTAGGAGCATTTGCTAATAAAGATAGTTGTTGTTGTTCTGTAGCAAATCTCCATCTTGCTCTACATAAAGTAGATTCTATAATTTCTTCATAAATATTATTTGTTACTAATGCTTCTGTAGTATCGTCTGTAAATGACGAAATCGGATTAGATCCGATCATTATTAATGCTCTTGAAGCTATATCTATTTTTGTTACTGCCATTATTTTTTACCACCTGGTATCATCATAGAAACTTTTTTACCTGTAATATTACTTATTTTATAAGTTTTTCCTAAATACATAGCAATAGCTCTAAGTCTTTTTCTTTCTTCTTCATCTAATTTATCTTTATCTGATTTTTCTACTAGGGCATTTAATTCATTAAGATTTTTTGTTACATCTTGTAACTGATCTAAACTTAATTTTTTTTCTGCAAAGATAGAATATCCAGCTAAATTTATAGCCACTCTACCATCTGCCATTATTTGTTGTTTCATAATACCCCTAAAAAAGAGGGGGAGTAATCCCCCTCGTTAATGTTATGATAATAAAGCTGTTCTCACTTGAGTTGAAGTAGAAGTTGTTACAATTAACATATCTACTACACCATTTGAGCCACCACTGTTTACAATAATAACATCTCCAGCTGTTAAGTCAGCTTGAGAAGCTAAAAAGTACTCATTGTCATCAATAGTACCTATTGCATCTCCATCAGCATAATACCACATGGAGTTAGTGTCTCCCATTTGAGAGATTTTCTTTACGGGATTTGAAGTTGCGTATGCCATATCTACCTCCTATTCCGCAGCTTTCTGTACTCTAATACCATTATCATCAATTAGGATTGATCCCATTGATAAGTAAGAGGTCATTAAGTGAGCCACTTTTTCTGGTATATAGTTTACTTCAGTTCTAACTTCTGATCCAATACCTAGACCCATTGATGACTTGTGCCATGCAACAGTGTGTCTATCAGTTGATCCAGAAGTGTCTAGTCCAG